AGCGCAATCAAAACAACTAATCTTACTGTTGAGATGATACTTGAGAATGCACAGATGGCTATCTCTGGTATTTATCAAATGGAAGATGATGGCGTAATAAACCCTGATACAATTAATCTCGTTCCAGGAACTATCATTCCAAAGGCTATGGGATCAGCTGGACTACAGCCAATACAAGCTGCTGGTAGCTTTGATGTAGCACAACTTGTTCTTGGTGATATGCGTAACAATATCAAACGTGCTTTATATAATGATATGCTTGGAGATCCTAATAGAACACCAGCATCTGCAACAGAAATTGCAGAACGTATGGCAGATCTATCAAGACGTATTGGTTCTGCATTCGGTCGATTGCAAGCTGAGTTGGTACAGCCAGTTCTCCAGCGTGTTGTATACATATTAAAGAAACAAGGACGTATCAATATACCAACAATCAATGGTAGACAGATTAAAGTTCGTTCTGTTTCACCACTTTCGCAAGCACAGTCAAATCAAGATATTACTTCAATAAATAGATTCCTCGAACTTGTTGGAGTCAGGTTTGGACCTGAGTTAGTAAATGTCTTGATTAACTCAGAGGAAACAGCAGTGTATTTAGCTAAGAAGTTTGGCGTTCCAGATTATCTCCTTAGAGATCTTGAAGAACGTAAAGCAATAGTAGAGATGGCACAACAGATGCAACAACAACAAATGATGCAACCACAAAGGACAATGGATGAACAAGCCAACTAATATAAGCGGTCTTGATGGATTCCCTAGAGGAACAGAAGATGAACAGAATATATCTTTAAATTTTGTTTCTCTGTTTTCATCACCAGCTGGTAAGGAAGTATTAAAATATTTAAGAAGCGTAACAATAGAGGCAGTGCATGGATCTGCTGTAACTAATGATACTCTTCGACATGCAGAAGGTCAGCGATATATTGTTGGCTTAATTGAAAGACGTATTCAACATGGACATAAGGTGAAATCAAATGGCTGAAGAACAACAAACAGAAACACAAGAAGAGCAAACAATCGAGGTTCCACAAGAGTATGCTGATGCTCGACCTGAGTGGTTACCTGAAAAGTTTAACTCTCCTGAAGACCTAGCGAATAGTTACACTAATCTTGAATCTAAGATTGGACAGAAAGAAGAAGAGATTCGCAATCAGATGATGGAGGAGATACAAGCTGAAGCATATTCCGAACGACCAGCAGAGGTTGGTGATTATGTTCTTCCTGATGTCATTGATGATGAGTTGGCACAAGATAATGAGTTATTGAACTGGTGGGCTGATCATGCTTTTGAAAACGGATTTAGTCAAAGCGAGTTTGAAGAAGGCATTATGATGTTTCATGAATCTATCAATGATGGGTATGATGCTGATGTTGAAATGGAAGAGCTTGGTGATCATGCTCAAGAAAGAGTAGAAGCTGTTGGTTTGTTTGTTGAATCAAACTTTCCAGAAGAATTAAGACCAACTATTGACAATCTTTGTGCAACAGCCGATGGTATAAGAGTAGTAGAACTTATGATGGAAGGATTGAAAGAAACATCTATCAGTGGATCAGGCTCACCAACTGCTGTTCTTACTGATGATAAGCTCAAAGAGATGATGAACGATCCTCGATATTATAGTCCTAACCAACGTGACCCAGCCTTTGTCAAAATGGTTGATGAAGGATTTAAGAAGATGTATAACAGATGACCAAAAAAAAAGTAAAGAAACCGATAAAGTATTGACATATATCAAAAGAGGCAACCTTGAGTTCAGACCATGTGTTGTATCTGATATTGATATTATTGTCGATAATATGCGCCTTCCTGATATCCGAGAGTGTGCATTGGTTGGTGTGACTCCAATGATTGCACTCAATGTTCCTTTTGAAGAAGAAGGTGCAAGAGGCTTTACTATTACACATAATCGAAAGCCTATAGCTATGTGTGGTGTTACCTCTATGGATAAGTATATGCATACTGGCAAGATTTGGTTTCTTGGCACTGATGAGGTTGATGATATTTGGAAATCTTTCTACAAACACAGTAAATTGATTCTTAGTTTTCTTGCGATCGGTTATGATGTAGTGGAAAATTATGTACCAATTGACCATGAAAAAACAATAAGATGGCTCAAATGGATAGGTTTTCAGGTAGAAGATCAGCAATATTTTATACATGATCATGAGTTTGTGCGAGTTTTCTATTGCAATTTAAATAAATTTGAGTCTAATAATAGATTAAGTGAAAGACCCGTACTGCATTAGAGAAGCCCTATACGGATAACTTCGTTGAAAATAGCAAAGGACAATCGGAAGCGGAAACTGAAACTTAACTTATGAGGTGCTAATATGGCTAATACTATTGACACAGCCTTTATTAAGCAGTTCGAATCTGAAGTTCACCTTGCTTATCAGCGTATGGGTTCTAAGCTTAGAAATACTGTACGAATGGCAAACAATGTGACTGGTAACGTTGTACGTTTCCAGAAGATTGGAACTGGTAGTGCGAGTACCAAGTCCAGAAATGGTCTTGTGACTCCAATGGAATTAGCGCATACAACTGTTGAAGCGACAATGAGTGACTTCTATGCCGCAGAATACATCGACAAGTTGGATGAGCTAAAAACAAATATCAATGAGAGACAAGCAGTTGCTACTTCAGCGGCGGCGGCTCTTGGTCGTAAGACTGATGAGATTTTGTACACAGCAATGGATTCTGGTGCAAACTCAACTCAGATTCATGACACAAGTAGTGCTATTGAAAAGGCTGACTTGTTGTCACTCTTTGAAACCTTCGGTACTGCAAACATCCCTGAAGATGGTGGCAGATATCTTGCAATGCATCCAAAGGGTTTTGCAGATTTATTTAACATAAATGAGTTTGCATCGTCCGACTTTGTGGGTGAGCAGAATCTTCCATTTGCTGGTGGTATGACCATGAAACAATTTCTTGGTTTCCAAATCTTTTCAACGGCGGCAATCACAGCTGGAAAGAATATGGCATATCATACTACAGCCGTAGGTCTTGGTATTAACTCTGATGTTCAAACTGAACTTAACTATGTTCCAGAGAGAGCGTCACATCTTGCAACGTCTATGATGTCTATGGGTGCTACTGTCATTGATGACAATGGTATCTATGAAGTCTTAGACAACAACTCATAGGAGGTATTGACATGGCTTATAGTGCTAGTGGATTATCTCGATTAGCTGGTGCATCTAATCTTAACTTGTGGGCGTATACAACTACAGACGCTATTGCGGCTGTAAACTCTGCTGGTTATTTTAATGATGCCGCGAACATGCTAGCTGTTAGAGATGTTATTCTTGTTGCTGACACAAACACTCCTACGACTCACTTTGTGACTGTTTTGTCAAATACTGGGACTGTAGTAGATGTATCTGATGGTACAGCTATTGCTGAAACAGACGGCGACTAATGACTTCAACTGCGGCAGATAGTGCAATAGATATATCGAGTCGCGCTCTTATCTTGATAGGAGCTGAACCGATAACTTCTTTTACTGATGGTACAACAGAATCATTGGTAGCTGGAAGTCTCTATGAAGATATCTGCCGTAGTGCATTATCGAATACACGTTGGAGATTTGCAACGAACCAAGCTGTACTAAACAGATTGACAGATGCTCCAACTGGTCGATATGATTTTGCATATCAACTACCAGCAGATACATTGCTGGTTCATGCTGTTACTGTAAATGATGGACAGATAAATTATCAGATATATGGCGATATGGTATTTGCTGATACATCTACGCAAGATGAAGTAATTGCTGACTTTACTTTCCGAGCAACAGAAGAAAACTTTCCTAGTTATTTTACTATTGCTCTTGAGTATTCTTTAGCTTCTGCATTTGCTACCTCAATTGCAAGAGATGGTCAATTAATGCAACTTATGACACAGATGGCAAATGCCGCAATGTTAAAAGCTAGAAATATAGATTCACAACAACAAACAACTAGGACAATACCACAAACTAGATTTAGTGCATTTAGGAGAAGCTGATGCAAAAAGCAAAAGTACCTCTCACTAACTTTCAGTTTGGCGAAGTGAGTCCTAGTCTTATATCCAGAACAGACACAAAAGTATATAATAACTCAGCTCAAAAGATTGAGAACTTTTTTCTTAGAGCAGAGGGTGGTGTAATAAAACGTGCTGGTCTCAAGAAGATATATGAGTTCGATACATCAATCGATACTGCAAAAGTCCAGCAACATAGGCTGGTGCCATTTATATTTTCTGATGATG